GAGTCCAAATTTGTAGACATAAACGAAAGCCTTAAAAGCGGTTTTGTGGAAGCGGTAAAAGAGGATAAAAAGGCAAAGCCAGAAAAAACATTTAAACCAGATAAGAAGTAAACAATGAGCGGAAAGCTATTAATAAAAGCCAGAAGGGATGCCAAAAGAATTATGAAGGGCGGTTTTAGTGAAAAAATCACTTTAATTCATCCTACTAGCGGCTTAACTATCGAAACCGATGGTTTATCTTCTAAACATCACATAAACTTTGATTCCGATGGCTTACCTATTAATAGTAAAAATGCTCATGTTTGTTTTGATGAAGCGGATTTGTTAGCCAAAAATTATAACCCTCGGGATGATAATAATGAGGTTAATTTACTGAATCATCTTGTAAACGTCAAAGACTCAACCGGCAATTTAAAAAACTACATTGTTACTGAAAACTTTCCAGATGAAACTCTTGGAATGATAACTTGCATACTTGGCGATTATGGCACTGATTAATACTATTATAGCACCATCAGGCATTGAGCTTATAAAGCATCAAATTGCTGCTATTTTAAAAACGGAATTGGAAAATCAAAAAGTTTTACAATCAGATACTTTTCCAATAAATGTTTTTGTTGATCGAATGGTGCCTATTGACAAATCTGAGATATTAGTAATTAATGTAAGGTTTGAAAGCTTAAATCCAGATTCAATAAATCAATATGGATCGCAAGAAACGGGAACCTTTACCATTGACACGTGGGCTACGGCAAAGCAAACACCAACAAAAAGGGGGGATTTATTAAGCACGAACTTAAGAGATAAGATTACTTTTCAAATTAAAGCAATCTTGCAAAGTAATTTTTATGTGACATTGGATTTTACTCCTGGTTTAGTCATGTCTTCAAATGTTCAAAATATTGAGCCATACGAGCCAAGCAATAATCAAGATGCTAGTTTTATGAGCATGGCTAGGTTAAATCACGAAGTTAGATTTTATCAAAATTATAAAGTTGAAGAAGGCGTTTTGCTGACGAATAATTTAGCAAACGTAAAATTATCAAATACCGATTTAGGGTATAAATACGAATTAATTAATTAATAAACAAAAAAACCATGGCATCAATTTCAACCGCAGTAGGTTTAGAGCGTAGAGCAAGAGTAGCTGGTTATAGAATCACAAAGGGATTTTTTAACGAGACAAGCGCAAATCTAAATCAAATTATCGCAATTTTTGGCGAAGCGAACACCGCCAATCAAGGAGCTTTGGATATCACCAAAAAAGAAGTTACATCAGCTCAAGAAGCTGGAGAGCTTTACGGCTTTGGAAGTCCAATTCATCAGATACTAAGAATTTTAAGGCCTTCAAATTCTTCTGGAGTTGCGGGAATACCTACAGTGGTTTTTCCACAGGAAACCGCTGGAGACGCAAAACCAACAGAAATAGAATGGACGGTGGTAGGCAATGCAACAAAAAACGCCACGCACACTCTAGAGGTAAACGGGCGGGATAATCTAGATTTTCAAACCTATGATTACTCAGTTGTTAAGGATGATACACCAACCGTAACGGCTGCTAAAATTGTCTTGGCTGTTAATTCAGTTTTAGGATCACCATTTACGGCTACTTCATCCGCTGGAGTGGTAATTTTTCTAACAAAATGGAAAGGCGCAACGAGCGACACAGCGGGCGTAATTATAAGCAATCAAGGCGACGCGGCTGGAGTTACTTATTCGCAAACCAATAAAAGTTCGGGAGCTGGAACGGTTGATTTAGCGCCTAGTTTTGCTCAATTTGGATCTACTTGGTACAACTCAATAATTAATCCTTATGCGGATAAATTAGAGCAATTTGAACAAATTAACGGTGTTCCTTTTGGAGTCACACCAACGGGTAGATATAACGCAATCGACTTTAAGCCTTTTTTAGCTTTCTTTGGAAGTGTTGAAGATGATAAAGATGATTTGATTACTATCACAAATGCTACGGATAGGATTAACGAGGTCACAAATGTGCTTTGTCCCGCTCCAAATTCCGCAGGATTTAGTTGGGAAGCAGCTGCAAACATGGTAGCGTTATCAGCTAGAGTAATGCAAGATACTCCGCAATTAACGGTAAATAATCAAAGCTATCCAGATATGCCAACTCCAAATTCGGGAGTGATTGGAGATATGGCGGATTATAACAATAGAGATTTATTGGTCAAAAATGGATGCTCAACCGTTTTATTAGAAAATGGATCTTACAAGGTGCAGGATTTGGTTACGACATATCATCCAGAGGGTGAAATTCCTTTGCAGTATGCCTATCCTAGAAACTTAAATATTGATTTTAATATTAGAGAAGGTTACGGACTTTTAGAGACTCTAAATGTAAAAGATCACGTTATTATAGCGGACAGTCAAGTGAGCGATGCTGCAAAAACTATTAAGCCAAGACAATGGCAAAGTATTTTAAGCGATTACTTTGAAGATTTAGCGACTAGAGCCTTAATCACGGAGCCAGAATTTTCTAAAGAAAGCTGCTCAGTGCAAAGGGGAGAAACAAATCCAGATCGTTTTGAAACTTTTTTTAGATATAAAAGAACGGGAGTTGCACGCATAGAGTCTACCACTGTAGAAGCTGGATATTAATTAAGAGCATAAATTTAATCACATAAAAAACACACAAAATGGCAACATACGCAGGAGGTGACATTATAGAGATCACATGCAACCATCCCTCTTTAGGAAGTTTTAAGTTTACGACTAAATCAAACGAGTCCTACACGATAGATCCAGGAGGTTTTAGATCAAATGACGACGGAAATATGATTACTGGTGGAGGCGATATGATAGATCAAATCAATCGTGTTCGCTGGTCATTTGAGGGACCTTTACAGGCTGATTTCATAAGCAATAACGAGCTTTTGAATTTACCGAAATTAGCAGAAAGCATGGAGCTTGCCACTTGGACTTTTACCCATATTTCTAATATCACTTTTAGAGGTCGCGGTAAATTTGTGGGCGATATTCAAATTGACACGAACACAGCGCAATTAACCGCTAAGATCGCTGGAGGCGGAAAGCTAGAAAAGCTTTAAAAAATCAACAAAAAATAATTTAACGGCGGTGTAAAAGCCGCCAAAATAACAAAGCAAAATGAGTAAAGTAAGTAAAGAAGTAGCTTTTGAGGATGTAAAGAGATATTTACAACTTCATTTAAAAAAGGAATTTAGAAGAGGTAAAATGTCTGACTCTAAAATCTATGATGAGTATGAAGACATGATTGAAGCCGTTGAGGATGGCTTACTAATTATCGACTCAAAAGGAAAAGTGGAATATACGCTTCGATATCCTTTGTTTACTGATAAAGAAGATGCTGCATTGGCAATCAAAAAAGTTGAAATTAGAGGCAGAATAAAGGCTGCTGATAAGCACGTTCTAATGGATGGTTTAGAAGTTCAAAAAAAGTTAGGAACTTATACTTTACGAATAATTGCTTATATAACCATGTTGCAAGAGGTGGATATTAAGGAGCTTGAAAAGGATGATTTCGATACTTTAAACCAACTCTGTTCGGTTTTTTAAACGGGTGGTTAGATAGTGCCAACATTGATATTGCAATTAAATCTGTGATCAATGAGCATCACTGGCCGCCTTCTGTTATCGATGCTATGTATTTAGATTCATTGGATTACCATGGAATTGGGTATTGGTATGATAACGCAAAAGAGATGCATGATAAATTAAAAAAACCCGGTAAGTAATTACTGGGTTTTAAAGTTTTATAAAGTTAGGAAAAGGGTTTTTTAAAATTAAGTTTAAGCAATTTGCAGCCGTATAGACTAAAATGCCATTTATTTTAAAGCCATATTGCAAAGGGGTGTAATCATACCCGTTGTAATATGGCTTTACGATTTCGCAAATAGTAAGCGCAACCCTGTTAGGTAATTTTCTTGAACGCTTAAGAGTAACCACGCTTCCTATATTTACAGGTAAATCTAAGTCGTTGGTTGCTGGGTTTCTGTACAAAGAGATTGCCCGTAACTTTGTAAAGTTAGACGCTTCTGCAGTGTAGTCGTCAAATCTGCCACCGTAGCCGCTGGCAAACATATCACTTTTTAACACACCGTTTTCGACATAAAAAGCGGTGGAGGTCGCTCCTTCGTTATCTGAATACTTTTCATTAATGCCTACTATCTGAGAATTTTTCATAATATTATTTAGTTAACGTTATTTCGTGAGACAATGTAGAATAATACCCGCTAGGTAATTCTTGAGTAAATTCCTCATGTGATGACTCTCTACCTGTGCCTATCAATAAATAAGAGCTACCATGTGAGGTTTTAATAGAAAGCACTTTGCCTTTTAATAAAGTGGCTTTAGATTCCCATGATTCAGTTATAATAAAATTAACATCTACCCTGGAGCCTGTTTTAATAAGAATATTCATTCCTGTTTTTTTGCAAGTTTTCATAACGTTTCGTTTTAATTACACCACAAATATAAGACGAACATACTGTTTACAAATCATACTTAACAAAATTTTAACAGTTATAAAACGTATCTATTATTATACAGGTATAAAGATGTTAGGGTTTTTTTCTATAAATAACTGAAAAATATTTAGCTCCTATTATGTTATTAGGGTAACATACTATTCTTGAAAAAAAGCCTTTACCCCTGTAATTTATTACTATTTCTTTAGCTGTTTCTTCATTTCTTGTTTCCATGCTTTTTAATCCCTTTCTGTCAACAAATTCGTGATGAACGTATCCTAAAGAGTCATTTTTTATTTGTTGTTCATTTGTTGGGTACTGATAATTATGCCCTATCCTTTCTTCCAACATTCTTTTGTATTGATATTGTTTTAAATCCATAGCTTATTTTTTAAGGGGTTTTTACACCCCGTTTTATTTAGTAACCTGCGTTTTTATTTATAAATAAATTGTTTTCTTTGTTTAATTTACGAATGTAAGAATACAAATCTTTTTTACTATATGCTGTAAGATCAGCACCGTTATAATCTTCTGAAAAGTTATGTCCCATGTCATCATGTCCGTTTAATTTAACTCCTGCGATTTTAGTTATTTGAGCAGTCCATAAAAACATTCCCTCTTGTGGCTCATATTCATAAGATGTATAACTTACTTCAACTCCGTTTAGTGTGATTTTCATAACGTTTGTTTTAATTACACCACAAATATAAGACTAACATACTGTTTACAAATCATACTTAACAAAACTTTAACAGTTATAAAACGTATCTATTATTATACGGCTGTAAAAACGATTTACTATATTTTTTTTTATTATTTTTGTAGTTATGGCCGCAACGATTAAAGCACCCGTTATTTTTACCGCAAATGATAGGTTGAGTCCTACTTTGAGACGAATGAGTGCCAACGTGCATGGCTTCGCTTCTAAGGCGTCTGTGGGAATTGCGAGGGTAGAACATCGCTTTAATAGATTACTGAGTCCTATTAAAAGGGCTCAAGCTCAGTTGGGTCAATTTGGATTGCTTGCTGGAGGGTTTTTAGCTTTTGCAGTTTTTCAAGGGATTACAGATTTTGAACAGGGTTTGGTTGGGGTGGGTAAAACCACAGGAGCCAGCGGTCAGGAACTAAAGCAATTAGGAGCGGATTTTATAGATTTGTCAGATAGTATGCGGGGGGTTTCAACCGAGTCACTTTTGGAGATAGGTCAAACTGCTGGGCAATTAGGCGTTCAAGGATCGGAAAATATTTTAAAATTTTCTGGCACAATGGCCAAACTAGGCAAAGCATCCGATTTGTCAGGAGAGGAGGGCGCTTCTAGCATTGCCAGACTATTAACCATTACAGGAGAAGGCGTTGGAATAGTGGATCAGTTTGCATCTGCCATCGTTGGTCTTGGTAACAATTCAGCCGCTACGGAATCAGAGATTTTAAGCGTGGCTAGTGAGGTTGCTCGAGGAACAGCTGCTTATGGCTTGCAAGCCAAAGAAATACTAGGACTATCAACAGCCTTAAAGTCTTTAGACGTGCGTCCAGAAGCCGCTGGTACTGCCGTTGCAAAAGTATTTAGAGGGATTGAAATGGCTACTTTAAGCGGAGGTTCAGAGCTGGAGGCTTACGCTAAAATAATGGGCAAAACTTCTAAACAGGTTGTTGAAGATTTTGGAAAAAGTCCTCAGCAAGCTTTTACTAACTTTGTAGGCGGATTAAGCAGAATTTCAAAAGAAGGTGGCTCCGTTGCTCAAGCCTTAGATCAAGCGGGCTTAAAAGGAGAAACCGTATCAAAAGGAATAGTCCCGTTGGCTACAAATTTTGAATTGCTTCAAGACAAAATGGCTCTTTCCGCTTCTGAGTTTGAAAAAAACACAGCGTTAAATAACGAATATAACGCATCTACAAAAACAGTTAATACAGCGATTGCTGATGTTGCTAAATCATTTACTAATTTAACTTTAAAAACCGCAACCTCTGGAAGTGGCTTAGACACTTTACAAACTGCTTTGTTCTTTGTTTCTGATAACATGGAAACATTAGTTGTTGTTGCTGTAAGTTTAGCGGCTATAATGTTGGTGACTAAAGGGGCTATTATAGCCTCTAAAATCGCATTATTCGGTTATAATGTTGTAATGGGGGTTAATAGCGCAATTACCCAAACAAACAAAAGGGCGTTAATATCTAATGCGGTAGCTCAAGGCGCTTATAGGGTAGCTATGTTTTTAAGCACCGCAGCCACTTATATCGCTAACTCCGCTTTCGTTGCTCTAGCGATATCTGTTATAGCGGCCACATGGCCGATACTAGCAATCATTGCTGCTGTTTTAGCTGTGGTGTATATATTCCTTTACTGGGATGAAATAGTCGCCTTTTTCGGTCAACAATTTATTAAGTTTACAGGAGTCCTAAAAACTTCATGGGACGCAATTACTAAGTTTTTTCAAGAATTTGACTTCTTAGACTTTTTTAAAGGAATTGGAAACGCGTTAATTACTTATATGCTGCTGCCATTAAAAGGATTGCTGTTTCTTTTATCT